ACTAACTCTGATCAAAAAGCAGATTCAGAAGCAAGCAGCACTTCACGATGCTCAGATTGCTATGACTACCTATCGTGGTGTCAAGTATGAGTGTCAGCAAGGTTCTGACGAAATTCATGGAACATTCTGCTATCGCGGTCACACTTACAATAAGTAAGACCATGCAAGCACTTCAAGTAGCTGGGTTCGGAACCCTTTTTAGTATTGCCTTTATTGGATTGCTATATGGAGAAATACTTCTTCTGACGAGGAAGTAAAAATGGAAACCTATCGATATCATACACATGATATGGATAGCGATAACCGACCACCATCTTGTTACTTACTAAAGTATAGAGGATGTTATTATTGGTCATGTTACCGAATCCATCTGCGAGAATGGTTTGAAAACTTATTAAGATCAGAGGGTTCTTGACGAACCCTCTTTTTTTGTGTATAATTGCTTGAGAGAAACGTATCTCATGGACAAAGAAAAACTTAAACTCATCGTCCGCAACCTTGAATTACTTGTAGATTCTCTTAAAGCAGAAGTTTACTCAGACACTCAAAGTTATCTTAACTATGAGGATGTGAGGGAATCATTGCATGACTACGACGAAATTTTTGATGATGACGATGGATACCCAGACTAACAGAGCAAAAAGACTTATCAAGTTGCTTGAGCGCTTAATCAAGCAAGATCATCTCTATACTGACGACAAAATTCGTGAGATGAAGGCACAGTTGCGAGTTGTGAAGGAAGAACTCGCAGAAATCGAAAAGAAAACATCGAAAGGATTTGGTAAATGAGTGTAAAACTGGTAAGCGTAACTCCTGATGCAGAGAAGACAATGGCATACGTTGCCCGTGTCTCAAACCCAAATAATCAGGAAAACCCCAACTATGCCAAGTTGTTGGGTTACTGCATCAAGCATAATCACTGGTCTGTGTTTGAACAGAGTTTTATGACTCTGGAGATTGAGACTACTCGTGGTCTGGCGGCTCAGATCTTGCGTCACCGTTCGTTCACATATCAAGAATTTTCGCAACGTTATGCTGATTCTTCCCTACTCTCAGAGACGATCCCGCTCCCAGAACTTCGCCGTCAGGATACCAAGAATCGTCAGAATTCTATTGACGACATTGATCCTTTCGTCAAGCAGGAGTTCGAGATCAAAATGAGGAAGCACTTTGATGAGGCAATGGTGCTTTATCAATCAATGCTTGATATGGGAATCGCAAAGGAGTGTGCTCGCTTTGTGCTTCCTCTGGCAACGCCAACTCGTCTTTATATGAGTGGTTCTTGCCGTTCTTGGATTCACTACATTCAACTGCGTTCTGCTAATGGCACTCAGAAAGAGCACATGGAAATTGCAGAAGAGTGTAAAAAGATTTTTGCTGAACAGTTTCCGACTGTTGCCGAAGCCTTAGAGTGGTCATGAGGATACTTGATAATTTTTTATCAAAAGAAAATTTTTTAACTGTACGAGATAATGTTGTATTTAATCCAGGATTTCCCTTTTTTCTTCATCAGGGTATAACAAAACTAGGAGATTCAAATACTGATTGGTTTGGTGCTCATGTAATATATGATCAAGGAGTGCCGACCTCTGATGTATATGAAGAAATAGGAAATATCTTTTTTCCATACTTCGAAATGAGATCACTATTGAGGATCAAGATCAATTTCTATCCACATACTCATAGTGTTATAGAACATGCATCACATGTTGACTATGATTTTCCACATACTGCCGCAATTTATTCATTGAATACGTGCGATGGATATACAAAAATCAATAATGATGTTATTGTGGATAGTGTTGAAAACCGGATGGTATTCTTTGATGGATCTAATCAACACAGGTCTACAACAACTTCAAGTGCATCGGGACGATTCAACATATCTTTCAATTACCTATAATAAATATTTTTATCTTGGATTTTTAACAATGGCAACATATCCTGTAGTTCACAAAGAGACTGGTGAACAGAAAGAGGTGACATTAAGTGTTCATGAGTGGGATCAATGGAAAGAAGACAATCCCGATTGGCAAAGGGATTGGTCTGATCCATCAACTTGCCCCTCACCTGGGGAAGTTGGAGAATGGCGAGATAAACTCGTCGCTAGAAATCCCGGATGGAATGATGTGCTTCACAAAGCAAGTAAGGCTCCAAAATCGAAAGTAAAGAAAATCTAGTATGGCAAGAAGAAAGAGAACATCTGCAGAGCAACCAATTGGGGTTGGACTCACGACAAAGCAGATGAAAAGAAAAAAACCACTGAGTTCTGAATACTTAGTGGAAGTTGATCCACTGACAGAGAATCAAAGAAAATTATTTGATTCATACAAAGAGGGGAAACACTTAATTGCCTATGGTTGTGCAGGAACAGGTAAGACTTTTATTACACTCTACAATGCACTTCAAGATGTTCTTGATGAAAGAAGTCCATATGAGAAAATTTATCTTGTAAGGTCTCTGGTTGCCACAAGAGAAATTGGATTTCTTCCTGGTGATCATGATGATAAAGCAGATATTTACCAAATTCCTTATAAGAATATGGTGAAGTATATGTTCCAAATGCCAAGTGATGCAGACTTTGAGATGCTCTATGGTAATCTCAAATCACAAGATACAATCAAGTTTTGGAGCACATCTTTTCTTCGTGGAACTACTCTTGACAATGCAATTATTATTGTTGATGAATTCCAAAACTTGAATTTTCACGAACTTGATAGTATAATTACAAGAGTTGGTGAGAACAGCAAAATCTGTTTTTGTGGTGATGCAGTTCAATCCGATTTAACAAAAACAAACGAAAAAAATGGTATTCTTGATTTTATGAGAATTATTCGTTCTATGCCCTCTTTTGATGTTATTGAATTTGGCATTGAAGACATTGTTCGTTCTGGTCTTGTTAAAGAGTATATTATTGCAAAAATAGAAGCAGGTTTTTAATGTTTAATCATGTTGATGTTGATCTTCCCAGTCTTGAACGGGAGACTATTGATGGTGTAAGGTATTACAAAGTTCCTGACGAAGAAGAACTTTTGAGACTGGTCTCGATTACTTCGGTGACCAGTCATTTTAATAAGGAAATTTTTGTTAAATGGCGTAAGAAAGTTGGTGATGAAAAAGCAGACAAAATCACTAAAGCGGCAACAAGTCGTGGAACTGATATGCATACTCTTGTAGAGCATCATCTTAAAAATGAGGATCTACCTAAAGTTCAACCTATCTCCGATTTTCTCTTTAAGATTGCTAAACAAGACCTAAATCGCATAAATAATATTTACGCTCTTGAAGGTTCCCTATATAGTAAGCAACTGGGCATTGCTGGAACCGTTGATTGTATTGCCGAATATGACGGCGAACTAGCAATAATCGATTTTAAGACTTCTAAAAAACCAAAACCACGAGAGTGGATCGAGCACTATTTTGTGCAATGTATGGCATACGGTTGTATGCTATACGAACTGACTGGCATTTCAGTCAAAAAACTTGTAATCATCATGGCATGTGAAAATGGAGAATGCGTCGTCTATGAAGAACGAGACAAATCAAAGTACATCAAACTTCTTACCGAATATATTAGAAAGTTTGTTAGAGATAAACTGGAACTCTATGGAACCGAATAAAGAGCTAGAACAAGCAATTGAAAACAAATTTTTAACACCATCTAAATTTGCGTTGGAAATTGAAAAAATCGTTGCTGAGGAAAAATTAAATTACATTGATGCTATTGTTCACTATTGCGAAATCAATAGTCTTGAGGTAGAATCTGTGACGAAACTTGTATCCAAACCACTGAAAGAAAAACTGAAGTGGGATGCTACAAGACTAAACTTTATGAAAAGAACTTCTAGAGCAAAATTACCGTTATGATTTCTCGTGATGAACTAATGCATCATCGTCTTCAGGCTTGGTTACGAGAAAACCAATCTGAAGATTTAACATATCTTGGGTATTATGAAGATACTCTTGGTCAACTTAAATATTGGTATAAAATTGCCGATTATGAGGTGTCTGTAGATTGTATTGAAGATCTTGAACTGGTAGAAGATGAAAGTGACTCCCTTTGAAACGTATCAACATTATCTCTCACTCAAAAATCATTTTACAAACCCAAAATACGATTTCTTTAAGTATGGTGCGAAGACCCGTGCGAGTATAACCTCTTTCAATAAGAGAAAGGATAAGTATTGGTTTGAAAAAACCTCGCGTAAATATAGTGATGATGAAATTATAGATTTTCTTGTATCCAATTTCACTGCCACCGATAACCCACAAAACCTATGGATTGGAGAAATTATCAATTCTGGCGAAAGAAATTACGCCGAGTGGATGAAAAGACAACAGAGTTTGACATACTTATTCACAGAACAAAGCAACGAATTGTTCTCGGAGAACAAATTAGACGATGTTTTCAACTGTTCGAAAGGACATCCACCAGTTCTAAAAATGTTCCTGGGCGGGAAAATTTCCCTAGAAACCCTAGTGATATATGATAAAATATTCCTATTCAGGAATAAGTTTGATAAGAAACTTTTAGACCCAGTGTGGGAGTCCGTAAGTCTTAAACTTAAAAAGTATAATTCATTCATAAATATTGATATATTCAAGTTTAAAAAGATTTTGCGGGAAATTGTAAATGAGTGAGTTCTTTCAGTCTGATATTATTCAAGACGAACTAAATGAAATCAATAAAATTCAAGAGAAAATCTACGGGAGTCTTTTGAGTTTTGGTTCCATGTCACGCGAAGAAAAACTTGAACATATTGATTTGCTAACAGACTTGCTCGAAAAGCAGCAAGTGATGTATACTAGGTTATCTCTTTCGGACGACCCTCAAGCGGTTGAGATGAAAGAGAACCTACGCAAGTCAGTTGCCATGATGGGATTCCCAGCAGGAACTGACATGCAATCTTTATTCAGTAGTATGAACGCCACGATTAAATCTCTCAGGGATTATGTTGACGCCTGAGACTTTCCTTGTTATACTATCCGAGTAAATCACCCGAATCCAAACTAATCCGAGGTAATCCGAATGTCTTTTGCTGACCTTAAGAAGCAATCTAAACTGGGCTCTCTGACCGCCAAACTGGTCAAGGAAGTCGAAAAAATGAACAGTTCAAGTAGTTCTGGAGATGATCGTCTCTGGAAACTTGAGTGCGATAAGAGTGGAAATGGATATGCCGTTATCCGTTTCCTGCCTGCCCCTAACGGCGAAGATCTGCCGTTTGTCAAACTTTATTCTCATGCCTTCCAAGGACCTGGTGGTTGGTATATTGAGAATTCCCTGACCACTCTGGGTCAGAAGGATCCTGTTTCTGAATACAACACGATGCTGTGGAACAACGGCACCGATGCTGGTAAAGATCAGGCACGCAAGCAAAAGCGTAAACTGACTTATGTTGCTAACATCTATGTGGTGAAGGATCCTGCCAATCCTCAGAACGAGGGTAAAGTTATGCTTTATAAATTTGGCAAGAAGATCTTTGACAAACTCACTGCTGCCATGCAACCTGAGTTTGAGGATGAAGAGTCAATTGATCCGTTTGATTTCTGGCAGGGTGCCAATTTTAAACTGAAGGCAAAGAATGTTGCTGGTTATCGCAACTATGACTCTTCTGAGTTTGCCAGACCTGATGCTCTCCTGGATGACGATGATGCCATGGAGGCAATCTGGAAGAAAGAATACTCTCTTGAAGAGTTTATTGCTGCAGATCAATTCAAGTCTTATGATGATCTGAAGAAGCGCCTTGATTATGTTCTTGGAATCAAAGGAACTCCTAAGTTCCAAGATCAAGAATCTGTTGAAGAGGAAGAAGAATTCCGTCAACAAAACCGTGCTTCGGAACCAGTTCCTCAGACTTTAAAGGATGAACTTGATAGTCTGACTCCTTCATCTTCTTCGTATGATGAAGATGATGATACTCTCAGTTACTTTGCAAACCTTGCTAACTGAACACTGGGGAGACTTCGGTCTCCCTTTTTTATGCCCCGATTACTTTCGTATTTTCTGTTCTGATTAAAGTGTCATTAACATATTCCGAAGAACGATCATAGAGCATGATTTCTCTCATATCATTTAAAAACTGTTGTAGATATGATCGTCTGAGCAAATAAATTGAAGATTTTTCTTGATTTTTTCTGACTTCATAATCATAATTTGTAATACTTATCACAGGGTTGATAGTGGTCGCGACATTATCTGGATTTGGAATTGTGAAATCGGAGTCAACCACTTTTCCTGCAGGAAGAATTAATCTTCCGATTGAATCCTTTACTTCTGTGGTTTCATAATGATGTGGAGAAGTCAATCCTGCAATACCGTATTTTTTCTCTGCGAGATTATAGAGATCA